CCCCATCACCCGATGGAGGGTCTCGTCAGGGAGTTTGATGAGCTAATAGAATGCTATGCACGCGCTTCTGAGCAGATCTACGACGGTATATCTAGCTTAGTTGATGCGGATGAGCGTTCGACCCAGCTAATCACACACTATGTCAAGGCCCGAAATCCTGACGCCGTTGTAACGCCAATGCCGGGTACACGGGGTGGCATAATTGTTAGTGCGCCAAAACGGACTGGCAGGAAAGGGGTTTACTGGATGCTCGAGAAATACACATCGACTCCAATTTTGCCATCCTTTAAATTCACTACACCGGTAAATCCGCATACGATACAAAAGGAGCTCGAGGAGAGTGAGGTGTTGCATTCATATTTGATTAAGGACTTACCGCCGTCGGCGATTCCTAGGTACCATACTAGAAGCCAGGAGTCACGGAGTGGTATGCCGATGGGATTGTCGAACATGGTGTTTTCGATTTTATGCGCACTGGGTAAACATAGGGAGACAGAGGAGGTTAAAATCTGTTTTGGTTTCTATAAATGGATGTTGGAGCAGTGGGGATGCACCGGCGACACGACACCCGGTGATGAGCCACCTTATAAGCGCCTATCGGAGGACGTTGATACATGTAGTGTTAAGAAAACTTATATGTGCCTCAACGCGGCAATCCTAGTATCCCAGTATGATGACGTCCTAGAATATCTTAGGCACAGGGGTGTTGACACAATCAAGATGGTCCATGAGTGGTTGTCAGCTATGTGCGAGTCACCTACAGGCGTATGGTTTAAGTTGAAGTCTCCGGTCGGTTTTGCCTATATACACGGAGGTACGTTGTCGACTGAGGGTAAATATATCCGCATGCCACGTATGGACAGTTGGTCCATATTTGAAATGGTTGATACACCTACAGTGCCGTTAGACATAAATCTGTGGAATCATCTATACAGGCAAGAGTATTTGGAGTCGATTGATAAGCTGAAGAAGATGGGGATGGCACAAACAGCAAAGATCGTGGCACTATCACCATATCTGCCAGTTAATGATGTCGGAAGACGAACGCAGATGTTTATCTCAGGGATTCGTGGCCTGATTGGTTATACTAGGACCGACAACAACATTACTTTTGACGAAGCTTATGACCATGCCAAAGATTCGACAATGTATAGGGATGTTGGGCTGCCTGAAACCTATAAACGTGATGAAAATGGCAATACAGTCATGCCTCATGTTGAGGTGCTACGTGAAGCTATGAAGAATTACTACCTTGACCTTTTCACCGGCATCGGAATGCATAAAGTTCTATCCTACGGTATATTCCTCTCACACCTAAATAAATACATGACAACAAAATCGGCCGGACGTGGCTCAATTGTTATCAGTGGCAAGGTGTTCGGACACCCTATAGAAATTAGAACTACATCTAAGGCTGTGATTTACCTGGTTAACCCAGATTCCTTTAGGTTTAGCGAGAGTATTGAGGCTACAGGGGCATCAAAGGAACAGATAGATCTGGTACATCCGCCAATATCCGAGGAGGATCCATGGCAGTTCTCAGAGCGATCAGTTGTTAACAAACCATCGCGACCGATTGAGTTGCAACCTTTGGATCGATATATTCTAGAATGTAGGTTGTACGTGCCTGCATATAGCTACATGATGGATAAAGACACGGCGAATGGCAAGTTACCGGTCGTTATGACAGGTCGTGGGTTCGAATTCAATAATGGTGCCTTTACAATCGGATCAGAGACAGGGAATCCGATCATTGACCATAGCACATCTTTTCATGATACGGGATCGGCACCTTTCAGGGTATCAGAAAGGATCTTGATGGTAGACACTGACTACTCAAGTTACGATCAGACTGAACAAGGGAGTAATATGCGTAACCCATTAAAGGAGGGTATCGCAGAGGCCTTTCGTATAACATTCGGTGATGTGCCATTTAATGGATTTGCAACATTCAAGGATTACTTGGATACCATGTCGCCAAGTACACCTACCATTCAAACTACCTAATGGTACAATTGTTAATTTGACTGGAGTTCGGTCTGGCGAATTGGCTACGATGCTTATGAACAACTGGATGAATGCATCAGTTTGTCACTCAGTACTGTCAGCTGTGCATGAAATGGGTCTAGGGGCGTACCAGTCCATCAGTATCCAAGGCGATGACGTTCACGCCAGGGTCCAGTATTCGCCAGGTAACTGCCGACCGGTGGTCGCATCAACGTCCAGATATGTAGACTTAGCTGAATCGGTTTCAGGTTTACCGAATGAGGTTGCTATTGCTATGGTGGTACCGAATGTAGTAAATAGATGCGGTCTGGACACCAATCCTTCGAAAGGCATCATGTCACACGTTAAGACCGAGTACTTGAAGAGGGTGGTATTCGCGGGGGACGAGATCCCAAACAATTACGCACAACTTATTGGTGCCGAAAACCATGGTCTAGTTGACTCACCACAGATGTTTCTGAGTGGGCAGAATCAAAAAGCTGATCTGATTACTGCACGCGGTTTCTCGCCGTCCTTCTGCTTTAGATGGAAGCGTGCTCTAGCACTGCTTAGGTTGTCGTTTCGTGTAAGGACACGTAATCAGGTCCCTGACTGGCATAGCATATATTAT